TCCGTTTCAGTCATATCGGCTACGATATCAAGGATAAATAGGATGGTCTCGGTAACGCCGACCCTCCGAAGAACTTGTGCAATGGTTTTTTTAACCATTTTATTCGCCCAAGCGTTTAATTTGACTTTCGCCATATTATCCTCCGTTTTTTGCTTTTCCAAAATTGGCGCCTATGAAATTCACCATATCCAGAATCATCTGGACAATCCTATCGTCGCTTTTATTTGGCGTCATTGAAGCTATAACAGCAAACCCGCCTACGATGCCTCCAACGGCTGTAAGCATTTGCATATAGTTCTCCATGACATAACTAACTACACCACTCATATTAACTCCTTTTAGTTTTATTTGAGCTTATACGACCAAGGCTGTCTTCCATGCTAATGTTGGAAAAATCAACCTGATCCTTTCTAATTGCAGTAGCCCAGTCTCCGCCCCCTCTTACAATAGCATGGGGCAGTGTCACAACTCTTTCCAATTCACCGTTATGACACAATGGACAACTACTACCTACAAATGAATCTTCCGACCCCCTCACCATTCTGTTCTGGTAGTTATCTATGTAAGATTCACAATCTTTGCATTTGTATTGATATAAAGGCATATCAGATCTTCGCCTTCTGTATTTCATTTCTAATTTTTAATATAATATAGATTAAAGTTGCCAGCGATACGCACATCTGCAATATCATAGGCAAATTAATCCACCATACACCGACGCCAACGACGCCGTTTCCTATAGTTTTCAATGTATCAATCATCCCCAACTATTCTTTTATGCTCATTTTCCATTTATCCTACCTTTTAAGTATGCCAGGTCGTCTGTAACATCATTTAATTCCTTCACTATATCTTCTCTATGTCTTTGAGAAACTTCATCTGAACGATTCCATCTATCCAACATCTTTAATACTATTCCTTCAACATTAGCCATCTTAGTCTCAGCTTTAACGATTGATT